AGCGGCCTGGTGCGCCCGGATTATCGCCGTATCGTATTCGGTCTCCAGCCACTGGTAGATTTGATGGTCCGCGATGGGCATGACTTCTTTCGCCCACCGTTCGAACGGTTTTAAAACGCCGTTCGAATCGAGCAGCAGCGCGGCTATGTCGTTCTGCATGCGGTGTACCTTGAAGGCGGCGAATACGGCGTTGTTTCGTTTCAGTTCCTCGTAGAAGTCATGATCCGGATCATCCGCCGGACGCTTTCCGAACCCTTTTTCGGTGGCGATGTCGAGCGTATCCCAGACGGCACGGAACATCTGAAACTCGATGTCCGTCATGGGGTGGAAGTCCTTTTCGTAGACGCGGCGCACGAACGCCTCCAGTACGTCCCGGTCAAAGGTGAAACCGGAGGATACCTCGCCTGCGGCATCCCGGTAAAGGGTGTCGACTACCAGTCTAAAGCCGCCCCGTCTTTGTGCGGGGCGTGGTCGAAAAAACTCTTCAGCCACGCCATGAAGTTCCTTTTCTGTCTCCCCGTGGGGGCTTCATCCTCTTTGTCCGGCTTTTCCTCGGGCTTTTCTTTTTTGCCTTCCGGCGGAACGGGCGAGGCCGGTGTTTGTGTCTTTTGGGCGGCTTCCGCTTTCAGCTGCTTGTAGTTCTTCGGTTTCTCTATGCCGAACTTTTCGTAGAGAAAATCGTCATCGATGGGCAGGTTGAAGTCCCTTTTCAGGGTGGAGAGGACAGTCATTTCGGTATTCGTGTCCGTTTCCTTCTGCTCGGGAAAACAAAATTTTCCGCCTGCCGTATCGATACCCACCCTCTGGAAGATGTCGGTCATGTCGTAGTTAAGCACGTTCAGCAGGAAACGGCAATCCGACTTCAGCTTTTTGTCCTCCACCTTCTTGTGTACCGTGCCCAGGGCCTGTGTCCCGGTCTTGGAGGCTTCCGTGGTCAGCGTGTTGCCCAGTACCAGTTTCGATATCTCGCTGTTGCAACGCTCGCAGAGTTTGTCGTATAGGTCCGCCGATCCGCTCTTGTTACCCGCTTCCTTGAGGTTCAGTTCCGTGTCCTTGCCATGGATGAACACGCCCAATGATCCGATACCCGTCGCGTCCTCGATGGCACGCTGGCGTGCCTCGTCATCGTCCGTCTCGTAGGTGTACTCCTGTATGGGCATCCCGAAGACTTCGGCGAACTGCGCCCAGTCGGCCATGTCGTTACGCTTGTAGATAACCCACGGCGCGGCCTTCGCCAGCAGCCCCATATCGTCCTTGTCCCCGACAAAGAGCAGGTCGGGGTATTCATCCCACGGGGTTCCCGTGATGTCCGTCTGGTGGCGTAATATGAGGCGGCGCACGGGGTCGGCGTGCTTTCGGGGGATCAGGTCGTAGTTGATCCACGGCCCTTCGCGGTAGAACTGCATGAGCGAGAATCCCCACCAGCGGGCGGCAAGGATATCCTCGATGCAGCGCCGGAACCACGGCGACTGCAACTGCTCGTTTATGCGCTCGTCCGGTTTCCCGTCGCGCTGGAACTCTATGTCAAGTGCCAGCACGGCCTCGACCCTTTTGTCGATGACGCTGGACAGGTGCGTGTCCATCAGTATGTCGCTGTACAGGTCGTACAATTTGAACCGGCGTGAGTAGTCCACGTTTTCGAAGGCGTGGATGGCCGCCGTCATGTCGGCGATGTCGATGCCGAAACGTCTGGGCTGCGTGAGTACGATGGTCTGCGTGCCCGTGATGCCCGGCCGGCGCAAGTTCCCACCTACGGTGATGCGCCCTGTCTGTTTCTTTCTTCTTCCCATAGCTTAAAAATAGTTTGAACGTTTGCGGTTGCTTTTTATGATAAAGCCGGAGCGTGTCCGGCGTTCTTCCTGCGGCAGCAGCGGTGCGCCGTCGATGCTGATGTCCCCGGCCGCCACTGCCTTCATCCACTCTACGGCCCGCTCGTAGCGGTCCTTGCGCGTCTGGGACAGTTTCTGTGGGTTGTGGATGCAGAAGATGTGGTACACCGTGATGTCGATGGCCATCATCAGCACCAGTTGGTTGCGTTCGTCTCCTGTCATCGAGAACAGCTTGTCGCAGTCGTACCTTCGCGACAGGTAGCCCCGCATATCGGTGACGGCACGGTCCTCACATATCTCCACGATGGACTCGTCCTCGCGGGTCAGCGCATCCAGTATCTCGCGGTGGATGCTGGCATCGTAATCTGTCAGTTCGATAAATTGGCTCATTGTCTGTATTTGTTGTTTTTGCGCAACACGCTTCGGGCGATCTTCTTGGCCGGTTCCATGTCGCGCTGTTTACGGTCTATGATACGGTTTCCGCCCTCCACGCAGTCCGGACCGTCTGCCGGGTAGGTCAGGGAGAGGTTGAACAGGTGGAACTGGTCGGCCAGCCTCTTCATGTGCGGATTGTCCCGTTCCGCCTCGTTAAAAATGAGGTTCCCTTCCCGGTTGAGCGGTTCGAGGTTGGCCTCGATGCGGGTGGCCTTGTCCGTTTTCTTGTCCTCGTCTCCTCTGATGTAGAGTTCCACGCCCTGCTCGCGGCGCGCCTTCCTGACCAACGGTTGGAACACCTGCTGGAAGAAGGGGTCTTGCAGCTTGTTGTTCTCCATGTAACAGTACACGGGGCATCGTCCGCCTACGAAATCCAGTAGCTGCACGTACCACTGGATGAACTCCGCGTTCAATCCCCGGTCGAGAAATGCCTTGATGACATATAACCGCCTGCTGATTTTTCCCAGGAGGCAGAGCGCCTTTGTGGAGCTCTTCTTGCTTTTGTTCTCGCCCGGTGAGGGGTCGCCGTAGATGACGAGGAACTTGAATTTGGAGAGGGCGGGCACTTTCCCGTAGGCGATCTCCTGGAACACCTCGCCGTCGGCCACTGGGTTGTTGAAAAACTCCTTCTGGGCGGCGGATGCGCTGACCAGGGATAGGAACAGGTCGATGTCCTCTTCCGAGTTCTTTTCGGGCCATGAGGATACGCCGTTTTTACCCCGTATGTTGATGATATCCACATGCCCGATGCCCTTCGCCTTCAGTTCCTCCGCCTTTTCGATGGCGCGTGTGATGCAGCAGTCCGCCGCGATGATGTTCCCGTTGAACAGCACCCGGTAATGTCCGGATACGGACATGGTCGGTATCAGTGCCTCTTCCAGCCACTTCCATTTGGCCTTGATGCGTTCCGGGTTGCGGCATTCCTCGTCGGTGTCTATATCGTCAATCAGGATGCAGTCCGGGCGGAAGTTCTTGTTACGTGTACCACGGGGCGACTGCCCGGCTCCGATGGCTCGGAAGGAACATCCCGATTGGCAGGTAAATTCCCCTGTTTCCCACGCGCCCGGCTTTTTCTGCGTTCCGTAGTCCTGTATGATACGTTGGTTCTCCTCGAGATTGGCCATGAAGGGCAGGAGCAGACGCTGGGCGTTGTCCTGCGAGTTGGAGATGAGCAGCACGTTGCGCACCCGGCGGGTCAGCGCCAGCTTGATGATCTCCATCATGGCGCGTGCGGACTTGGCCAGCTCTCGTGACCAGGCCCTGACCTCGTACCATCTTTCATGCGCCATCATACGCCGTGTCGCCCTCTTGTGGAAGTCGGCGGGATTGCAGGTGTAATACTGCGCGAAGTAGTAGCGGAACCATGCCTCGTCGTCCGCCTCCAGCCCTTTTTTTCTGGCCTCGATCTCGGCGGTGGAATCCGCCGGGTTGATGTCCGAGCTTTCCCGGATGGAAGCGACCAGTTCGTTCCACCCTTCCAATGCCATCCGGTCCTGTGGTGTAAGCCTTTTCTTTGCCATGTCCTATGCGAGTTTTGATTTGACAAAAGCGTCCAGCAGCGGGCAGACCTGTTTGGCCTGCTCCGCGTCGTAGGTACGCAACCATTTGAGCAGGTCGGCGAACACGGACGTGATATCCGCCAGTCCGACCTCCGTTTCCATCTTCTTGATGGCGTTCGCCAGCTTGGAGATGGTATCCGCTTCCGCGGCGTTGGGAAACCGCTGTCCCTGTTCCCGCTGGGCGATCTTGCCGTTGAGCTCGGCCAGTTGTCGGTACAGGTTCTTTAGTTGTTCCTCCTTGGTGATCGTGACCGATACCTTCAGGTGTTCCCAGTTTTCTGCGTTGATCCATTTGTTCACGGTGACGCGCGACACCCCCACCCGCTCGGCGATTTCCGCCTGCGTGAGGTTTTCCTTTACGAAGAGCAGTTTCGCCCATTCCTTGCGCTGTCCGGTAGTCATTTTATCCGCCATAGTGTCTTTTTTTAGACAAAGGTGGCTAAAAAACGACGTTCGGGAAAAAACTTGCCGCATGATACAACTTTATAGCGTAATGATAACATTATAAGCCGTGTATGATAAAAATCCGATTTGCCTGATCCCCTAAATACCTTCATTTTTGCACCGTAAACACGGCGGGAACCCGCCCTAAGCGATATAGAGAAATGAACCGTTTTTTTAATATGATACCCGGTGAGGACGCCTGCTGCATCCTTTTGTACGGTGACATCGGCGAATACAGTGATGTCACGGCGGCCGCCATAGTTCGCGAGCTCATGGAGGCGGAGGCATCGGGAAAAAGGATCGATGTCAGGATAAACAGCAACGGCGGTGATGTCTATACAGGTATTGCCATCTTCAACGCCCTGCGCGGCAGCAAGGCGGATATCCATATTTATGTGGACGGCATCGCCGCCAGCATGGCCAGCGTGATCGCCCTGTGCGGAAAGCCCGTCGAGATGAGCAAGTACGCGAGACTGATGCTGCACAGCGTTTCTGGAGGTTGTTACGGTAACAAGACGGAACTCAGGCGCTGCTTGGAGGAGGTGGAGGCGTTGGAAAACACCCTCTGCGAGATGTACGCCCCGAGACTGGGCACCAGCGTGGAGGAAATCCGGGCGCGTTACTTTGACGACGCCGACCACTGGCTGAAGGCGGACGAGGCCCTTGCGCTGGGTTTTATCGACGGGGTCTATGATGCCGACCCCGTACCGGAGGACAGTACGCCCGAACAGGTTTACCGCATATTCAACAACCGGCTTGAACAGCCATTAAACGATACCCAAATGAATTTAGAAGAAGTAAAGAAACGTCCGCGCTTCAAGGATTGCGCGACGGACTCGGACGTGTTCCGCGTGATGGACGCGCTCGAGGAGGAGGCGGGAAAGGTTCCCGGCCTGACAGCCGAGGTGGACAGGTTGAAAAAAGAGAACAAGGCTTTTACGGACAAGGCCAAGGAGGAGGACGAGGCGGCAAGGAAAAAATTGCTGGACGATGCCGAGGCCGACGGCCGTATCGACGCGACCATGCGTCCGGTGTACGAGAACCTGCTTAGCTCTGACCGCGAGAACGGGGAGAAAGCCCTTCGGAGCCTGAAACCGAAAAAGAGAGTGACCACTGACCTGCGCGTGGAAGTGGGAGGCGAAAGCCCGTGGGACAAGCGCATGTCGGAAATCAAGAACAAACTAAACCGATAAACAATGGCAATAGTAGTAAAGAACACCAATTACAACGGCGAGGTACTGGAGCAGATCCTGACGCTTGCCGCCACGGGGAACGAGATCGTCGAGAAGGGGCTGATCATGGTCATTCCCGGCGTGGAGAAAAAAATCAGCCTGCCGCGCCTTAAAAGCGGCAAGATGTTGCAGAAACGTAAGGAACACCCGGACATCAAGGATTCCAAGGGGAATTTCAACTATTCGGAGAAATCCCTTGACCCGGTGGACTTCATGGCCTTTACCGTGTTCAATCCTCGCGCCTTCGAGCAGATTTGGCGCAAGTGGCAGCCTAAGGGCAACCTCGTGTTCGCCGAACTGCCCCCTGAAGGACAGAACGCCCTGCTGGCCGAGCTGACCAAGCAGGTGAAGTTCGAGCTGGGCGACCATTTTATCAACGGCACGTACGGGGATGACGACGACCATCTGATGAACGGTATCCTGACACAGATGACGAAAGATACCGAGCTTATCATCGTATCGGGTAAGCCGGCGACCATGCTGGACAAATTAAAGGCCGTGCGTAAGGCTATCCCCGTGGCCATCCGTAACAATCCGAACCTGCGCATTATCATGAGCGTTAACGATTTCGACAAGTACGACGATGAGTTGACCGAACGGGAGGCCAAGAACGCCAGCGAGACGGACGTAAACAGCAAGCGTTACAAGGGCATCACCATCGAGACGCTCTCCGCGTGGCCGGACGATCTGATCGTGACCACCCTTTGCTCGATGGGCGCGGACGGCAATTTCTTCGCCGCTGTCAACTTGCAGGATGACGAGGACGTGATCCAGATCGACAAGGTATCCAACGCCAGCGAGTTGTATTTCTTCAAATTGCTGATGAAGGCGGACACGAACATCGCTTTCGGCGAGGAGGCTGTCGTACTGGATACCCGTACCAACCCCGTGTTCAAGGCCGCGGAGAAAACCATTTCCGTAGAGCCGGCCACCCTCACGTTTGAGAGTACCGGCGGCACGCAGAAGGTTACGGTGACGGCTTCCGGTGAATGGAAAGCGAGCGCAGCTCCGGCAGGTTTCAAGGTGGTGGAAACGGACGAGGACCTGACCGTTACTGCAGAGCCTAACACGACCGATGGCGACAAGACCGGCACGATCACCCTCACCCTTGATGCCGATCGTAGTAAGACGGCCAAAATCACCCTGACCGCCAAAAAGCAGGGAGGGGGTGCATAATGGCCGGGTTGAAATACCTTGTCATTCATTGCACGGCCACGGCGGAGGGCCGTGAGGTGTCATCGGCGGACATCCGCCGTTGGCACACCGCCCCGGTAAGCGAGGGCGGCCGTGGCTGGAAACAGGTAGGCTACACCGACCTGTTCCACCTGAACGGAGGCGTTGAACGCCTTGTGGATAACAATGAGGACGCAAATGTCGACCCGTGGGAAATCACCAACGGTGCGGCGGGTTATAACTCCGTTTCCCGGCATATCGTGTATGCCGGAGGGTGTGCCGCTGACGGCAAGACTCCGAAGGACACGCGTACGGCCTGCCAGAAGAAGGCATTGGAGAAGTATGTGAAGGACTTCCACCGCCGCTTTCCGGACGTTCGGATTGTAGGACACAATGAGTTGGCGGCGAAAGCCTGCCCCAGCTTTGACGTGCAGAAATGGCTTAAAGAGATCGGTATTTTCCAATAAAAAGAAGAAAGAAATGAAAAAGTTGATTTTGTTTTTTGCGCTGATGCTTTGCTCTGTGTCAGCCGTGTTTGCCGAGACGGGCGATGTATCCACCGCTGTGGACTATGACGGCATGATCGCCACTTTCGCCGGTTTTTCCGGTATGGTGGTGTTGCTGACGGAAGGGATCAAGTCCCTGTTCCCGAAAATGAACGGGTTGGTTACCCAGATTGTCAGCTGGTGCGTCGGTATTGCGGGCGCCATGTTGCTGTGGTGGCTGGATGCCGGATTTGTGTCGGATGTCCAGTGGTATATAGCCCTGCTTTACGGTTTAGGTGCGTCCCTTGTCGCGAACGGGATCGCGGACACGGGACTGGTACAATGGCTTATCGGCCTTATAGTCAAGAAATCGGAAAGCAAGGCATAAACAGGTATCAGAGATGGAGCTTAGTGAAATACTCAACCTGGTACTGGGCGGCGGTTTATTGGCGGCTGTCATCGGGCTTCTCACGCTGAAGGCTACGGTCCGCAAGGCGAATGCCGAGGCGGAGAAGGCGAGGGCCGAGGCCGAGACGGTCCGGATTGACAACACTGAGCAAGCCACCCGGATATTGATAGATAATATTGTTGAACCATTAAAGAAGGAATTGAATGAGACCCGGGAAGAACTGCGTGCGACCAAGAAGGAGTTTTGCTCAACCAAACGTGAGATGGCCCGTCTTCGCAAGGCTATCGGTGATGCCGGCAATTGCAAGCATTCTGGTGATTGTCCTGTGCTTTTCCGGTTGCGCGAGCACCCGAAAGACAGTGAAGGAGACCTCCCGGACGGAGGCGAATCGGATGGCGGTGGACAGTATGGCCAAAGAAGTCCTCCTTGTACGGACGGAGGCGGTCCCGAAGTCGGAGGTACGGCTGGCGATACCGGCTGACAGTTTGATGAAGCTGCCCCCCGAGGCGTCGTATAGCGGAAAGAGCGGGCAGGCGAACGTGTCGGTAAGCCGCGACGGAAACGTGATCGCCGTGCACGCGAGCTGCGACAGTTTGCAAATCCTGGTCGAGTATTATGCGGGCAGGTCCGAGACGTACAGGGAAGCCTGGGAGGAAATGGCGGATTTGTACGAGGCGGAGGTAAAACGGCGTTCAAACCCCGTTCAAATCTTCTTCTATGGTTTTGGGACTGGAATAGTGATATGCGTTTTAGCGGTAATATTAATTCAAAAACAAAAGAAAGATGGCGGATAAGAATTTCATGTACGGCATCGGTGCCGTGAAATACAAGGATTTTATCGTGGGCTACATCGAGAAAGGCTCCTTTGACCTGGGCGGCCAGAAACCCGAGGCCGCGAAAATCGAGGCGGAACAGGTGCCCGGCGCCCCGGTGCTGGTCATAGCCCAGTCGAACGGCAGCATAGCGCCGACGTTCAACGTGATCCAGATGGATTACAAGAACCTGCACAAGCTGCTTGGCGGTTCCCTCCATTACAAGAGCACGGACGTGTCGGAGGAAAACCCGATCGGCTGGACCGCCCCCTCGGCGGCCATGGTGATGCAAGGACCCTGGGAACTTGCCCTTGTGTCGGGTAAGAGCGTCCTGATGCCCAACGCGACGCTGCTCTCCAATTTGGGCGGTAAGCTGACACTTACGGAAACGGCGAAGATCGAGTGTACGTTGGAGGTGGCGATGCCGGCGGACGGCTCGCAGCCCTACGGCGTGTTCGATACGGATGCCTTGCCGGATGAGTGGGGTGAATACAGACTGCCTGCGGCGGAAGTACAGACCTCGGACGAGGAGGGTTAGCGTATGGATGACCGGTTGGAGCAACTGATAGAAATGGAATGTGCGGACGCGTTGCTGGACGGTGGCGTGTCCGTTCCTCTTAAAAGGTGGCGCGTTCCCTTTAAGAAACATCCCCTGGAACTGCGTGTGACGATGAAGCGTCCCCGGCTTCGGGGCCAGATGCTGCTGGCCAGGGAGTATCTGAGGCTGGGTGTGGCACCCGGCTGGAAACCGAAGGACAAGGCGGAGGAAATGGCCTTTGTTGCAAAGTACGGAAAAGGCGTCAGCCGGATGTTGGCTTATACGGTGTGCCGGGGCTGCGTGGCCCGGCGTGTAGGCATAGGGCTGACGGCATGGATACTCCGGGAGCTTGTCGATTGGAGGTTCCTGGTGGCCGTGTTCCGGACGTTCGAGCGTCTGATGGGCACGAAGGATTTTATGCGTATTATCAGATCGGTGGATCGGGCGAACCCGACGAAACCGAGACTGAGCCAGAAAGGGAAGGGGAGTTAAGGACAGAGTATGAATGTTCACATAGCCCCTTCGGATTTATATGGCAGATTGCATCGGCGACCGGCTGGAGCGTGGATTACATCCTTGACGGGGTGAACTGGCAGACGCTGATCATGATGCTGAGTGACGCGCCCCGGTATGTGAGGCGGAAGAAAGGCGGCGGTGAAGGCAGCCGGAGAACGGACCGTAGCGCGGAGGACGAGGCGGACGATATTGTAGGATTTTTTCAAAGCAGACTGGAATGAAACCTGTGGAAGTTGAATTTTTGATGAAGGACGGCCTTACGCCCGGCATGGACAAGGCCGAGCGTGAGGCGCTGGAGCTTCGTAACACCGTCAGGGTGTTGGAGGCGGAACTGGAAAGACTGCGTCTTGCCGGTGAGACGGCCGCCCCCAATCTGGACCAGAGCGCCAACATCGCCCAGATCCACGCGCTGGAAAAGCAGCTTGAGGAATTGCGTGGCAAGTTGAGACAGCTTCAGGCGGAATCGGAAACCGTACAGGTCACGCCTTCAGACATGCCTAACGCGCAGCGCCAGTTTAACGGCTTGCACAACAGCATCCAGCAGATTGCCCGTGAGATGCCCTCGTTGGCTATGGGACCGCAGATGTTCTTTCTGGCCATCAGCAACAACCTGCCGATATTCACCGATGAGCTGGCCCGTGCCCGTAAGGAATACGACGAGCTGCGGAAGTCGGGGCAGAAAGGCACGCCGGTATGGAAGCAGGTACTCTCTTCTCTTTTTTCCTGGCAGACGGCACTTACGACCGGCATCATGCTGCTTGTGATGTACGGTGACGAGATCGTGGAGTGGACGAAGGATTTGTTCAGCGCCAAGAAAGGCGTGGACGAATTCAATATCTCGTTGAAGGAAATGACCGAGATCGAGAAGGACGGCCGCGCCCAGATGGTGCGTACCCGCTTTGAGCTGAAATCGGTTATCGGTGAAATAAAGGACTTCACCGGCGGCAAGGAGCAGGAAAAGGCGAAGGTGGAGGAACTGAACCGCAAATACGGGGAAAGTTTCGGTTATTATAAAACCCTTTCCGAGTGGTACGATACCCTTACCCAAAAGAGCGAGGACTACGTGCAGGTCTTGCTTCATCAGGCCAACGTCCAGAATCTGGTCAGCAAGGCGGCCGAAGCTGACGAAGAAGTAAACAAGATCAAGGCCCAGAAACCGGAAGAGGCTGAAAGTGCTATGGGATTCTTCGGAAAGATAGGGCAGTATTTGATACAAAGCAATATGGCGGAAGTCGGCCAGGTGTATGACGCGCAGGAGGCTATCCGAAAACATGATCAGGAGGCTTATGATATCCTGCTGAAAAATGCGGAGAACAAGCGTGACGGTTATCTGAGGAAGGCGGAGGAGGAAACGAGGAAAGCCGCCGAAGCCGCCAGGAAGGGAAATATCGGCGGACACTCCGATCCTAAACAGTCCGGTAAAAAAACGGAAACGGAAGCCAGGCAGCGTATGGCTACAGAGCGTAGGCTGGCGCAGGAACTTGCCGCACTCCAGGCCGAGAATCGGAAAGAGGAGATAGACCGGATGAAAGACGGCACTGAAAAGAAACTGGCACAGATCGAATACGACTATAACAAGAGAAAAGAAGAAATAGCCCGTCAGGAAGCCGAATGGAAACGTGAAAACAAGGAAGCCGGTGTTTCCACCGGTGGCAATGGCCTGACTCCCGGTCAGAGGGATGCCCTTGCCGGCGCACGCGACTCCAACGATAAGAACCGGAGCGCGGCTCTTGCCGCCATTTTTGAAGATGAGAGGGAAAAAGAAGCCCAGGCCATGCGTGATTACCTGGCGGAATATGGGAGCTATGAAGAAAAGAAACTGGCCATTACCAAGGAGTATGAAAAACGTATCGCGGAAGCTACCACGGAAGGCGGTCGGAAAACACTTCAGGAAGAACTGAAGGAAAAGATGGCCGGTCTTGATCTGAAGGAATTGAAGGACGGATTGAATTGGGAAGCCGTATTCGGGGACCTCGACAAGGTATCCTCCGAAAGCCTCCAATCCCTCCGTACCCGTCTGAAGGAATATATCGATACCCAGAAGGACTTGCAGCCGGACAGCCTGAAAGACCTGGTGCGTGCCATTGACGCCATCGACAGGAAACTTAGCGAGCGCAATCCCTTTGCGGCATTGGAATCATCCTTGTCGCGGGTAAAATCCACGACCTTATCCGTCAAGGAGGCCCAGGAAGCCTATAACAAGGCCGTGGAAGAAGGGACTGAAGCCGAGCGGAAGAACGCCCGGGCCGCGTTGGATGCCGCCCGAAACGCGAGGCAGGGGGCACTGGCCGAGGCTACGGACGCCCTGCACGGCAGCGTGGGGCAGGTGAAGGAATACGTGGGAGCGGCAGAAGACCTGCTGGGACTGGTGGAACAGTTCGGTATCGATCCGCCGGAATGGATGGGCGAATACCTGGAAGGTTTAGGGCAGACGCTGGACGGTCTGGAAAGCATCGACCTGACCAAACCGATGAGCGTCATTACCGGCGGTGTCAAGGCGGTAAGCGGCGCGGTGAAGACTTTGTTCAGTCTGGGCGGCACCATCAACTGGAACGGAAGCAACGCGAAAGAGGTGCAGGATACGATGGACCGGCTGACTGACCGGAACGAGAAGCTGCAAACCTCCATCGAGGATTTGACCGATACCATCGAGGCGAGTAAGGGAACAAAATCTGTCACCGCCTACCGTGATGCGTACAAATACCAGCAGGAGACGAATTCCAACTACCTGCAGATGGCGATGGCGCAGGCCGGTTACCACGGCAGCCACCGCTCTTGGAATTATTATTGGGATGGTTTTTCCCAGGCACAGATAGACAAGCTGAGCGGGCAGATCGGCCGCCAGTGGGACGGCAGTCTGTGGAGCCTGAGTCCGGAGGAGATGAAGGCCCTCAGAAGCAACGTGGACATGTGGACACAGATACAGGACACGGGCAAGGGCGGTTACGGCGGGCGGCTTACCGAGAAACTGGATGACTACATAGAACAAGCCGGTAAGCTGGAGGAACTGACCGACCAGCTGTATGAAGGGCTTACCGGCATTTCGTTTGATGGAATGTATGGCAGCTTTATCGATAACCTGATGAACATGAAGTATGGCGCGAAGGAGGCGGCCGATGATATCTCGGAATATTTCATGCGGGCGATGCTGAGCAACAAGATAGGGGAGATGTACAGCGAGAAGTTGAAGGGCTGGTGGGAACGGTTCGGCAAGGCGATGGAGGACAACGACCTGACGGAAGCGGAACGGAAGGCTTTGGCCGACGAATACTTGCGGTATGTGGAAGAGGCGGTGGACCTGCGCGACAAACTGGCGGCAGCCGCCGGTTATGACAAGACGCAGCAAGGTGGTACGGGCCAGAGCGCAAAAGCGGGTGGCTACACGGCCATGACGTATGACCAGGGCACGAAGCTGGAGGGGATGTTCACCAATGGGTTGCAACACTGGAGCAGTATGGACGACCGGCTGGAGAGCGTGTCGGAAAAGATGGACACGGCCGAGGGCCACCTGGCCCGCATCGCTGAGAACACGGGCGTAAGTGCCGGCCACCTGGGCGAGATAAAGGATGAGATAAGGAAAATGATACGTGACGGACTAAAAGTGAAATGACATGGCAGATATATTGGGCGGGCTGGT